GCCCAGGGGCTCGCTCTGCTCGTCGGTTTGAAGGCTTTGTCTATGTAGATGGACAACTAGGAAGGGAACCTGGGCGGTACCAGGTTCCATCTCTCGGAAAATTGGAAAATGTTTCTAAATGGGGGGGCTTCGTAGTGGCTTTGGATACAGAAAGGGCACTCGTGTAAATCCTTGATAAGCGGGCCTGGCTCGGTAGGCTTATGACCGCCAGCCGAAAGGCTGAAAGACTTTCGGGGGGTTGGGTCTGCCTAGACCGTCGCCAGGGGGAACCCGCTTGTACAAGGATGCCCGAAACGGGGAAAAAAGCCTAAAAAAATGACTTTTTCCAATTTCCCGTTAATTTTGCGTTTTAGAGAAGTTTTAGGGGTATCGTACTACGGCGAGAAACAAGAGAAATTAGACTGTTTTTTTCTGTTGATATACAGTAAAAAAAATAATGCCAAAAAAACAACTCTTGGAAATATTCACGAAGTGAATATCTTTTGTAAGTTGAGAAAAGAGGTTGTCACACAAAAAACACAGATGTATTTTTTGTAAAAAAAAATCTGAAAATATGTGTTTTCTGTGTTGAGGATTTTAAAAACGCAGTTATATCAAGGCTTTGCGTGGCGACAGGACTTGAGAAGTCGCCACTGTGTCAGGTGTGTTGGCTGTGTGCACGAACACATAAAAAATGAAAATATTAAAAAATAAATGTGTTGAAATGAAAAGATGTGCTATAATTAAAGTAAAGAAAATAAAATGATTTCAGAGGTAAAAAAGATGGCGAAAAGTAAAATACGTTCACGCTATTATATGATAATGCAATATGAAAAAAATCCATTAACTGGAGAGGATTTATTTTTCAATGAAGCCGTAATAATAAAAGGGATTGCTGAAAGGCAAAAGAGTCTGCAAGCGTGGGCATATATAAGACACGACAAGGACAAATACAATCAAGACGATGATATACCAGAGGGCAAGGAGATAGGAGATAATAGACCAGCTCATTGGCACGTGATGTTGCATTTTAAAAATGCAGTAGAGATTGGAAGTTTAGCAAAAACGTTTGGAGTTCCCGAGAATTATGTAGAGGCTTGGCGTGGGGCTGGTTCGTTTTTAGATGGTATTCAATATTTAACACACGAACACCCAAGGCAGTACCAAGAATTAGGAAAGCATAGATACGAACGTGAAGAAGTGAAATTTCCGTCAGAGGAAATAGCGCAACACTTTTGGGAGCGATTGGATGATAGAACTGAAAAACTTATCAATACGCTACCAAAGGCAGAACTTATTGAAAAATTGATGAAAAAAATAAATAGTGGTGAGTATGATTTAGATGATGTTTATCAGAAAGAAAAGTCACTTTTTAATGAGCAAGAAGCATTATTTAAACGAGCAAGAAGAAACTATTTAGCAAAAAAACCTATTCCAACAGTACGGTCAAATTATTATATAACTGGTAACGGTGGGGCAGGTAAGAGCGTTGCGGCGAAAGCGATGGCGAGGTCATTATTTCCACATTTACCAGATGAAAAAATATTTTTTACTGTTGGGGATGGTAGAGTAGCGTTTGATAGATATGATGGGCAACCAGTTATTATTTGGGATGATTGGCGTGCTAAGGATTTATTATCAAAATTTGATCGTGGAACAGTATGGAAAATATTTGCAATCAATCCAGAAAAGATTTCATTATCAGTTAAGTATGGAGAAATCAACCTAACAAATACGGTAAATATTATCACATCGGTTCAGAAGTTTCAAGATTTTATTGATGAACTTGCTGGTGAGTACGTAGATAGAAATAGAACGAAACACAAGAAAGAAGATAAAACGCAAGGATATAGAAGATTTCCGGTCTTTATTGAGGTCACTAAACAGTCATTGGAAATATATGTGAGTCAAGCCTTATCAGATGGTGAGTATAAAGAATATGAGAGAGCTATGAAGGTAGAGGCTTCTATGATTGAGTTTGCACAAAACAACACAAAAGAAAATTTGAAAAAAATTGGCGAGCCGTTTGTTAAAGTGCATAAAAAAGTAGAGAAAAAACACGGTGCAGAGTTGGAAAAAGAAGCAAAAGACCTAAATGTAAAAGTTGAGATATCAGATAAATTTAAGAACTTTTTTGACGATGGTGACGTGATTGATGGCGATTTTGTAGAGAAAGAATAGATAAAAATGTAAAAAATGATATAGCGATATGATATAATTAAGCTAGCAATAAGATAGCTTAATTATATCATTAGAAAGGTATTATTTTGGAAGAAAAAAAGAAGCAGATTTGTTTAAGATTGACAGAAAAAGAAAAAGAGATTATCGAAGAAAAGGCAAAAAATGAAAAGATGACAGTCAATGCCTTTATTTTGAAAAGATTGCTTGATGATAGCGCAGAGATGGAAAATGATATCAATAAGCTATCTAATGAAATTGAAGCATTAAAAACTGAAAATACTGAATTAAGAATATTGGTAAAAGATGAAAGAAAATCTTTTGATTCGATATTAAAACGAATGGAAGATATTATTATTGTTCTTAATGAAACGATAAAATCAAAACAGACTTTAATTGAGAGCCAGGAAACAAAAAAAGGATTTTGGGCTAGACTATTTAAAAAATAAAAAAAGAGCGATTTGTGTCGCTTTTTTTGTTACCAATTTTTTTTAAAAAAAGAACGTAAAATAGTGTTGGAAGGAAAAAAATAATTTATAGGAGGGCATTTGTTTGCCTAAAAATAATAATAATTGGAAGACGTTTCTTCCTGTTCAAAAAAAATCAAAAGAGAGTTTTACTCTTATTGTTCAATATCCAGGAACTACTCCAACGGAATATTTCCCTAAGCTAAAAAATCCTGATGGCTCGAACGTGATCGGGGCAGACGGACGTCCGCAACGTTCACAAGAGCCACAAGGCTGGACTTATCTTCTCACACACTTTGGAACTGGTGACCGTGTGAGGGTTGTTTTTGATAGCAAATATGACCTAAGCCCAGGAGCTCTTTATGAGCTTCAAGCGTCAGGCTATCACTTTAGCAAAGACCACTCTTACTATTTGGATGAGGTCGAAGGTCTTTCTGTTGCTCATAATTTTGCAGGTGGTCGAAATGGTAGTGATGAGTAATAAGGGCTGGCGTGACAAAACAGACTCTGAGATTTTCGATAGTCTTGGAGATTGGGTTATGAAATGTGATTTGAAGTATTCCAAGAGTGATGCCTTGTATAAGGTAAAATTAGCTCAATGTTTGTGGGGTGACGATAAATACGTTGAAGCCGTGCACCTGCTAGATGAAAACGAAGTGTTTTTTGAAAAATCTGATTGGTCTTACTATGCTTTAGGTATTGAGATTTTAAAAGCTAGAAAACACAAGTTTTTCGATGAATAACGAGATGAGAAAGTTTGAACTAGTTGAGGGCTCTTTCCAGGAGCTGGGCGCTTCTAAGTGGCGCACCTGGTGGAGCCGTTGGAGTTATTACAAGCGTTTTGGAGTGCTGAAAGCGTGGAAGCTCTTGAAACTCCGTGAAGCTCTGACACGTGCTTTTCTTGATGTTCAGTCAGTAAATCCAATGCTGAAAACGTCTCTTGTTGGTGTGCCCTGGATTGAAATACAGGGCACTGATGAAGTGTTAGAAGTCAAAATAGAAAGACTACCAGGGCTTGATGAAGATGAAAAACTTGCTGAACTTATTTCAGTAGCGACAAGAAAAGACTGGGAAGCCTTTGAGGTGGTGGACTTTTGGCGAGAGCCTGGGGGTGTTTATTCGGTCTTTATCCTTGAGGACGTGGCTTCTGATAAGCGCTTAGACGTGACTTCTGTTATTTCCTCTGCGGTGCCTTTTAAGATTGTTCTGCAGAAAGGCTTGACTGTTGATTTTGAAAAGTCTCCAGGTCTTGGCTTGTTTGGTAAGTCAGGAGCAGGAAAAACAACAACGCTTCTTGCTTTCTTGGCTCAATTCTTGGCAGGTGGCTCCCAGGTTTACCTGGTGGACGGTAAGAACGAGCTTCAGGCTCTTTCTAACGTCCTACAACGTGCCTCTGGAGTCTCTGACGTCCTTTCTATGCTCGGCTATGTTGTAGCTCAAATGGAGCAACGAGAAGACTTCCTGGGCAAAGAAGGAGCACGTCAGCAACGTCTAGGACTGAAAGCTAGCGAGGTGGGACTTACTCCGCTAGTTGTCGCCATCGATGAGCTCGGCGCTATTGTTGCTTCTGCGCAAGCAAAAGAAAAAGCTCATCTGATCGCTTTGCTTACTCAGATAGCTTTAAAAGGTCGCTCAAGTGGTGTTATTCTTGTAGTTGCTTCTCAATTTGCTAGCGTGGACACTATCCCGAATGCCGTGAGGTCGCAACTATCGACAAAAATTCTTCTCGGCGGTGCACCTGCTGAACTGGTGCGAATGGTTTTTCCAACGGCTAGCCCAGGGGCTCGCTCTGCTCGTCGGTTTGAAGGCTTTGTCTATGTAGATGGACAACTAGGAAGGGAACCTGGGCGGTACCAGGTTCCATCTCTCGGAAAATTGGAAAATGTTTCTAAATGGGGGGG